GCAAGATCATCAAATTCATAAATAGGAGTTGATCGAATGGCATCTTTGGCATTGGATCTCGGATGCTCAATATTTTTCTTGGTAACCCTACTGGACTGGTCGGAAATGATCGCTGCCCATGATCGCCAGTCATTAGTCCCCGGAGCGCTAACGTAACGACCCTGACCGCTACTAGTGATTGTGCGGAATCCCGCACTTCCGTCAACCCAGAATCCTCGGTTATTATTATTACCGCGTACAGTAACCCCTCTATTGAGATTCATCGTAACCGAATTAGTACCGTTTTCCTCGATTACGAAGCCTTCATTGGAACTACTGCTGACGAGGAACCGAATCTCTCTAGTGCTGAATCGTTTGAGGATAAGACCCTCATTGCCGACACTAAAGAGATGGGAGTTCGGGGGAGTTCCACCGCTTGTCCCTCCAACTATCAACCTTCCATCTATACTCGCCCCATCTCCTGCCTGAAAGAAACCGTTAGTAGACAATGAACCTGAAGCGGAAATAATTCCGGCATATAGATTAGCAAACGACGTATTTCCAAGATTCCGAAGAAATATCTCATCGGCACTTCTGATTACAGAACCATAGATATCAGGGCTCCCAGTAGCTCCCCAGATAGACTCAGTATCTGTTATACCGAATCTCGTTGCCACAGATCCGTTTGGAGCTCGAAATTCTATGTACTGGGAATGCGACGGAGAGATGATAACACGAGAGCCTCCCGAGGAAGTCTCGAAAGTTCCTCTGGCGACGATGTTATTGAGTTCAATATTACCCTGACCGTCTAAACGAAATCCGCTCGACCCTTGATTCCAGTTACTAGAGCGGAATATACCTCCCGATCCCGAGAGGATAATCTCTTCACCAGATATTGTCCCAGCGGTAATCTTGCTCGCAGAAAGACTAGCGATCTTCGCATCACTGATAGTAGCGTTAGCGATTTTCGCGTTCGTAACAGCGAGGTTAGCAATGTGAGCCTCTTCGATAAGAGTGCTATTAGCTTTTGTCGCACCTGAAGGGTCACTGCGATTGCCAGCATGATCAACCGCGACAACACGAACCCATCTATCATTATCTGTTGGATTCTGAAATAATCCAATTACCGGAGTTTCTACGCGAAGATGACCGGCATTCGCTTCTATAACTCCAATTTGAGTACTTTCATCAACGGTGAAGTTATCCTCTGTTCCAAGATGAACCTCAAAATGATTCATGTCATATGGAAGATTGAAACTTCCTCCGCTTGCAAGTCCGAGGTCATGGGAGACCTGAACATAAAGAGTAGATCCACTAGCTGCGGGAGCGGAGGGCTGGTCGGGAGGGATCGTATCCTCCTCTACAGTCTCATTGAAGGCAGAAGAGAAAGTCCCACGACCCCAGATATTGAATGCTCCGAATGAGATATTCAGTTGAGCTCCAGGAGAAAGCTCTTGAATAATCGCAGCGTTAGTGCCCCACTCGACGAATCTAGTTTCCCATTCCTCCTCCCCGTCCCGCCGAAAGCGAATGACGTAGTGAGAACCTCCTGTGACGGTGGAGGAATCCGTATTCAGAGGAGTTGTCCATGAGAGGAAAAGACGAGCACGAGAGCGACCTTCTCCATCAAGATAGATCGTACTGCCAATATCATCCAATTCTGGAGCGTCAGGGGTCGTACCTGGATCCTCGCTCTCCCCTGGCGGATCCTGATAAACGCGGTCAGGCGCTCCGGGGCGGTCACTCCACGTTGGCTCTCCGACCTCTATCTGAGCTCCACCGCTCTCCCAGATAACGTAATCCGAAAGATCCTCCCAGGTTCCGTCGCGATGACGATGATAGACTCCAAATCCCTCCTCTACCGGGACTCCAGTAGAGAGAACACGAAGTTTCATTGGATTGATTGTATCACCGTTGTGAGTTATTTCATTCTCTTCATCGTAGAACCCGCGCTCAGGGTCATACACCCAGACATTACCGCCCACGACGACTTCGCCGTGAATTTCATATCTTTCTACCTCCAGGTCTACGCTCTTACGAGAAGAAGAATAGAGATTCAGGAGGAGTCCCGCGCGCACATCAGCACTCTGCTCTGATGTCTCAGACTCATCAACGACCCGAACCATTTTGATGGGATTGCCGAATCGATCAACGTAGTCAAGAGGAGATCCATCTGCCGCTCCGGTTTTGATGGCCTCACCCTCACCCTCCGCGAGAACGACTACGCGAGTAGTGAATTCCTTCGCATCACTCTTACTGTGAAGACTTCCTGGGATCTCAACGCGATCGGGATCCTCGTGCCCAGGATCTCGTACGACAATTATCGCAGGATCGCCCCCGAACAGATTTTCCGCGCTACCTGCATCAAGCGTAAAATCAGGATTTATTCGCCACTCAGCCCCAAATGTCTGAGTGATATAATCAAGAGCGGTTCGGCGATCCTCCCACTGATGAGTTCTAGAATATTCACCGGGGACCGAATGAAGAATGCCTTCCTCAATTGAGTCAGGAATAATCTCTCTTACGGCCTCGGCGAATGTCGCTTGATCAAACGAAATGGGTTCTTCAATTATATCACCCTTCCCGCCCTCGTCCCCGAGCCAGAGCGCTAGACCGACACCAGAAATATCCAGTCTGTCCGGACGCCTCTCTATCTTCCGCATAACGCCAACATATCTCGCATGAGAAAGAAGATCATCTCCAAGTGCCTCGCGAGGTACGGGAGACGGAAGAATAACGATATGATCGAATTCCTCGATCTTTCTCTCAATTTCTCCAGGAAGAATGCGCTCGTCTAGGTTTATCCCCCAGGTTCCAAGACGCATTAGTTGATCATTGATCATGACGGCACAATCCTCATTTTCTCGACTGGCGTTCCAAGATATTGCTTGACCATTTCCTCCGCAGTATCTTCTGCCTCCGGATCAGATGGCTGAGCACCGATAATGAAATTGAACTCTCTTGTCGATCCATCCGAAGAAAATTCACCCGTCCCGAGCGTAGCATCGAATTCGACTGCGGATGCGAGTACGGGGCGCGGATCCCCAGAACTTCTTTGCTCCATGATACCACCGGAGAACGACTCCCAGGTATCTTCTACTGTCGGTACGATATCCACAACGTTTGCGTCGTTCTGATGAAACGAAACTGTTGAGAAATAAGAACCTCTGAATATTCCGAGAGTAAGAGAGTTCATGCCGATGCCATCTGCCAGACCAGCGGTCAAAGAAACAGAGACATTGTTTGCTTCGTTTCGAATGATATTCGCGATGGTCGGCATCGGCATGTCATTTATGAAGAAAGACTGAATAACGCTCCATGACGAGTCCTCCCATAACCCTAGGGAGATAACATACTTGTCATCAATCTCTTCGCCGGAGATGCGAATGAGACCATTCGTAAGGATCCATCCTTCTGGAGAGATCTTTCCGGTTCTAGTGGAGACAATGTCCTCGTTCGTGCGAAGTTCTACCGCGCCTGAATAGGCGTTTCTAACGTCGGGCAAGTGCCATCGTGCGTCGGTGCCCGCAGGAAGGCCCGTGAACGCGCTCAGCGTGCCCTCAGCGCCCTCGCGAGCGACCGGGGCGGGGGATAGCGTGCCCAGGTGATACCCAACCGCTCCCAGGGGCGCTGAGTGCCATCTTACGGGGGAGAGAGTATGAGCATTGGAGCGCGTAATCGGCACGAGCATCGCACTGATACGATGACTATCAGAAATTTTCTCCAAAGAAGCAGTCCACGGAACAATCCATCGACCAGCATCGCTGAATGTCGTTTCGGCGCTTATGTCACTTATCTTATACCATCCATCCAGACCGGAATCCTCGTCCCATTGAACTGGCTCAATGCGCCCTAGCATCCCAAGAATCGATGCTCGAATATCTTCTGCTTCATTCTTGGAGGAACCAACGACCAGTCCATTGACACTGAACGACTGCCAATCAACAGATATCTTCCGAAGATTAGGTCGTGGGAGGGAAAGCCTTCCAACTGTTATCATGATCTGGCCGTCCGTTCCTCTTCGATGTCATCTACGAGACGCCTGACGATCTTCTTGCGAGCGACAGGGTCGTCCTCGTCGTACACTCCTTGGAGATTGATGTTCTCGATGTTTATCGGAACCATCGATTCGCCATCTCCACCGCCCGGTCTCGGCTGACCGAGAACGCCTGACATTGTCGCAACGCTAGGCTGCGACGCACTGGGAGCGGAGAGAAGCATGGAAACCTCTTCCGGGAGTCTCGATGGAAGACTTTTTCCAAGACCCTGAATGTCTCTAACGCTTCTTTCCATTTTCCCTGTCTCGTCATCCATCGTATTAGAGACAGCGAACATCGCCTCTTCGATGAATGAAGGAGAACTAATCCCCAGACCCTTCTTGAATCCATTCCACATATTGCTTGCGACATTTTTCGCAGCGTTGAATGCTCTTTTCGCAACTCCGGTGATTGCATTGATCGCTCGAGTTATCAATTGCCGCACGAGACCAGGGAGTCCCGTGAGAATAGAGCGAATAGCATTGATGATATTCTGCCCGATCTGCCTCGCCCTCGTACGAGCCTGCGACGCAGAGGAGATCAGGCGGGTTATCATATTCGCGAGAAAAGCGGCTACCCGCGATGGGAGTTGTCTGAAGAAACTGATAACACTAGTCAGGAAGTTAGACGCCATCGTCCTTCCGCGAGATATCATCTGGGATGACCATGCGATGATCCTCGTAAGAACATTCGCAGCGAATGTAGCTACCCGTCCAGGAAGCTGAGAAAAGAATTGAACAATGGCGGACAGGAAGTTACTAGCAGTTTCTCTCCCGGATGAAACCGTATCGAGTCCCCAACTGACAATCCTTGCAAGAACCTGAACGAGAAAATCACGTATACGACCAGGCATCTGCGTGAAGAGGTCATACGTCACGCGGAGGGCACGACCGACCCAATATCCAAAATTCTCAGGCAAATCAGAAAGCCACTGGATAAAGGAGTCAATAACATCTGCGCCCCACTGCTGAGCGCTGTCTAGGAAATTAGCCCCCCATTCTATAAATCTATTCCAGAGGTCGATCAACCATTCCATTACCCTGCCTGGAAGCTCACTGAAGAAAGTTACTACCTTCTCAATAGTCTCCCGGAAGAACTCAGTAATAGAATTCCAGATATCCTTAGCGTTCTCACGTATCCATTCCCATGCCGCGCTCAGGAACTCAACTATCTCATCCCAATACTTATAGACAATAAAGGCGAGAAGAATAATCGCAGCGATGATGAGAACAAAAGGATTCTTCAGCATCGCAATTGTGAGAATTCGGAATGCTGCCGCAGCGCCTCGTATCATTGTCCCTAGCATCTTGATGGCAGGCAGACCTGCCTTCATAATGCCGATAACCTTTCCAAGAATTCCAAGAAAGAGAAGACTAGATCCGACAACGAGAAGTAGAGCCCCACTTATAGCGCCGAACCATGCAATAGCCTTCTTGACTGGCTCAGGCAACTGAGTGAATCCCTGAACGACTCCAGTAACGAATTCCGTGACTGCCGTGAGGGCGGGCGTCAGTTGCTCGCCCACCGCAATGAGAGCGCCCTCAATAGCGGATCTCATTTCTGTCAGGGCTCCATTGAGCCCTTCCATCTGACGATCCGCCATCTCCTTCGCAGCGCCGCCGCTATTGTCAAGTTCGTCTTGGAGTCCGCGAAGACTATCTGCACCCTGCGAAACGAGAGCGGCCATACCAGGACCGGCACGCGCTCCGAAGATTGTCATCGCATCAGCAGTAGAGAGGCCCGCGTCCTCCATCTGCTCAACGATATCCGCTAGAGGAAGAAGATTACCCTGAGCGTCGTGCGTCTCAACGCCCATACGATCGAGCGCCTCAGACGCCGCGTCTGTAGGATTTTCCAAACTAGCAATCATCTGTCGGAGCGTAGTTCCCGCACGAGAGCCCTGAATACCCGCGTCGCTCAGGCCACCGATCGCGGCTGCGGTCTCAGAGAAGGCGAGGCCGGACGCGCTGGCGAGAGGCGCGACCATGCTCATCGCCCCGCCTAGCTGGTCAACGTCAGTATTCGCATTCGCAGCAGTAGCGGCGAGAATGTCGTTGACAGTTCCTATCTCACTAGCTTCTTTACCATATCCAGTGAGAACGTTAGACGCGATATCTGCCGCACGACCAAGACTAAGCTGACCGGCGGCTGCGAGGTCGAGTGTGCCAGGGAGGGCACTAATTATCTCATCTACTTCAAACCCGGCCATCGCCAGGAATGACATTCCCTCCGCGCTCTCACTTGCGCTGAAACGAGTACTCGCACCTAGATCCTGGGCGAGCCCGCGAAGATCCTGAAATTCTTTTCCGGTGGCACCACTGACGGCTCCGACCTGATTCATTGCAGCGTCGAAGTCGCCAGCAGTTTTCACCGCAAGGCCGATGCCACCAGAGATCGCCGCTCCTGCTCCGGCGATCACCCCGCCCATTTTCATAAGCGAGCCTGATGCTTCCTCCAGGCTACTGAAGGTATCGTGACCCTCATCCCGGATCTTCTTGAACTCACGCTCGGCACCGGAACCGTCAATTTCGATCCGGCCGCGCGCTGTTCCTAGATTAGCATCAGACATCTAAGACGCTCCTACTTCGGGTATTGTCTCCCGGTTTAGCGCGTCTCCTTTTCTTCTTCGCCACTCTTATCCAGTCTTGGCCTTGACTTCTTAGCGGGATCAATGAATGTCCTCTCCTGAGGATCCATGAGCCGCCGTTGGAGAATCATGGCTTGCTTCTTAGCGATAACCCTTTCGCTCTTACCCTTCACTCGATCAAGTTCTCCCTTGATCGTATTCCCGAGTTCTGCGACTGCTCTATCAAAGCAGAAAGCCGCTAAAGGATTATCAATTCCGTAAATCTCACTCGGTCTCGTGTTCCACGTCTGCGCTAGAAGGAACGCCTGCCAGCACTGTTTCTTGCTGCGAACGAAAGGATTCGAGATCCCTCACTCCTCCCACTGCAAACTGGAAGGTGAAGGACTTGTCATCAAATCCTATTTCATCCGTATAGAGAAGGTCATCCTCGCGCTCATCGTTACTCTCAGGGGCGGGATGCACCTGAGGCTCAGTCCAGCAGAACATGACAACGTCATCGAAAAGTTGGAGAACCCGGTTCATCTCTTCCGGGTCCTGAACGATCTCTCCGGCCTTCTCCGCAATGGTCTGACCGTCAGTCTTCTTTCCCTTCTTACCGTTGTCCAATGCTTCTTGAACGATCGGCGTGAGGGAGTCTGGGATCATTCCCTTTCTGAGGAAAGTTTGCATATCGGCCGGGCGAATACGAACCTTATTCCCAGAAGGAAGTTCAACGATACCGCCCTTCGCAGCGCGCTTGAAAGAACCAACGCTCGAGGGTGTGCCCTTGACCTGCGCTGCGCCCTTCGTTGACGCCTGCCCCTGACCCTTGCTCTTGCTTCCAGTGCTTTTCTTCGTTCCAGACATAGTGGCCTCCTTGGGCTCCTAGTTCCATGTCCCCTAGTTATTACTAGGTGATGTCTTGCTCCTCGGCGTTCTGGATGAAATCGTACAGCTTGTCGTCGTTGCTCTCATCAGCGAAGCCCTGACCGCTCGCCTCAGACACCCAGAACTCACCGTCGGCCATTTCTCCTTCGATCCCCTCCGTTGCGCGACAACGATAAACGAGAACGTGAAAGTCCCCACCACTGTCGCTGATCGCCTTACCCTCGACCTGAAAGAACGGTCGCTGATCGGTGACCTTCTTGGAGTACGTCTTGGAGATAATCGTACCGGGGTCCCCGGAGTCCTCTTCCTCCACGATCGTGCCGCCGTTGATGGCGCGATAAGCCTCAAGCGAAATTCCTCCGCTCTCAAGCTCCCACTCCACGGTCGCACCCGAACCACGAGCAGTGATGACGCGGTCGTCACCACGAAGCTCTTCGAACTCCTCTTCCTCAGAAAAGGAAAACGTCTGGCTCGCCGGGAGGTCGATGGCGCTCCCAGTCACTTCACCCTGCTGATCGATCTCACGAATCTTGACGTCACGAAGACCGTACGGAATTGCGTGCTCGGGAAGCATCCTTCACCTCTCTTTCTCTTGCTGGATCGGAGAACTTCTTTGTCTCAAGAGTTTCTCCGGTTATTGGATCGAAACGATGAATGACAACGATGCCCGGACGAGCTCCGCAGAAGCGAGAACTACACTTCACTTCTAGGACTCCATCATTCAGGATCCCATGAAGCTTTTTCTGGCATCGTAGTTCCATCGTTCTCCCTACTTTTTCTTCTTGGAGTCGTTCTCCTTATTCCTCTCACTAAAGAGACTCTCCTGTTGAGGATTCTCCTGCTGAGGATTCTCCTCCTTGACCTCATTCCAAGAACTCTTCTCTACAAGACGACGACCCTTATCATCGTCAATCTCAACAGTGAAGTCATTCTTGGGGTTGGCGACGAGAACCTTATCTCCATCACGGAGACGACGCTCATTCGCTCGTCCTGAGTAGCGAATCTTCATTGTTCACCTCCCTTACACCGAATCAGTTGCCATTGTAGCGCAGAGTTGCCGCGATTCGGCAAGTAGTGGCCCGAACGATAGTCCTCATTTGGTCATCAATTCTATCCTCAGAATCTGATTCCCAATGAACCTGAAGAAGATTATCGTTCGCTGCTGCGGACCGAAGGGCGGAGCGACTAATGTCAACCATTTCGTCTAGGTCCACGTATGAGTTTCTCTCAGGGTCGCCATGAAACCAAATCTGGAAAGCATGGAAAGCAGTTCCAGGAAATGGCCCGGCGGTAGTGGGGAGCATACGGATGACGATGAACGGGCGGAACGAAGGAGCTTCGGTCAATTCTCCGCCAGAGAATACACTCTCGACGCCGTTCCCGAGCTTACCCATGAGTTCTGAGGTTCCCGTGATTATCTGATAGAGATACTTTCGTGGATTCATCCCATCCTCCGAAAGAGACTATTGAGCGCCGACATCACTTGAGGACCTAGTTCACGAATCGTTGGGAGGATAATTGCGAATCTTCCGGACCATCTTACTTCCAGCCAGATCCCATACGGCACCTGATGAAAAAGATCAATTCGATGGACCTTCTGTTCGTGGCTCGCTTGCGCCGTGAGACCATTCCTCGCGTTGCTCGTTCGGTCTGTCCAAGATGCGTTAGTCTTCGCGTGGGATTCAACTCGTGGCGCGTACATCTCGGTAGTTGCGAAAATGGCAGCATCAATTTGATCCGGTAACGCATCTATTCCCGGAGTAAGAGTGTCCATGTCCCATACGAGACCACCGCTTCGTCTAGCCACTTGTCGGATCTTCCGATATAACTGTTACTTCCGCCCTCAGTGCCCAATCCGAGACTGGATGAACGAAAGTAATCTCCATTTCTTCTCCGCGAAGCTCAAAACGATCAAACTTTCGAATGTCTTCCTTTGATTTGGCAATGAGAAGGTATCTTGATGTTCGGATGGATCCATCAGAGGAAATCCTTCTCTCCGGAAAGACTCCCTGCCTTGCGACAGGAGTGAGGCCGGCGAAGTATGCATAGCGCCCGTCAATGACCTCGGGGTCGGCTGACGTGCCCGCGACAGGCTCGTACGAGCCTCGGGTGCCACCTGCCCCGTCCGGCTCACCCTCGCGCCTCGTAGGCGCAATGAGCGACGGCGCGAAGCCAATCCATAACTCAGTTAGCTCACGATGAATCTCTTCATGTCCGGGAGGAAGAGTTCTCATTATGACCTCTCAATCTTAGAAACTCTCACTACACCAGGACTATCCCCGGAGATCCCGGCCCTCTTTTCCCAATACTCAGCTTGATTGAGAGCATGGTCGTGAAGTTGACTCATCTTTCTGGAAGCACCGGATTCTGTCAGGTCGATCATCTTGGAATAACGAGCGACCTTTTCCCTCCAGATGCTGGCGACAGCGCCATCCCGACCATGCTCCTGGATGAGAACCGCGATGTCTGTTTCCGAGTAAACCTCATCATTCAACTCGCCGGAGTTTAGACGAACGAACCTCTCGTCTGTCATCTCCTCTTCAGCCATCGCGATTCCCTCCGGGTTCTCTTACTCGTCTTCTTCCTCAGAGCTCTCGTCATCATTCTCGAGAACCTGAACAAGATCCTTCACATTCGCCTTGGAAGAAACCTCGAGGCCACGCTCGTCAATCTCAGCGCGAAGGTCCTTCTTAGACCACTCCTCGTAAGGAGGAATCTCCTCCTCATCATCTCCTTCGGTTTCCTCTTCGTTCTCGTCTTCCGGTGGATCCTGG